GTTTATTTGATACTATACCAATTGTTTTATCACTGTTAAATATAGCATACCATAAAGCATAACTAGCAACTGTTGTAGATTTTCCAGACTGCCTTGATAATAAAAAAATAGTAAATCTATTATTAACTATTAGATTTATCATTTCTTTTTGATATAAATATGGATCAAACGACAATCTTCCTTTATCTGGATGGACTATTTTTATATATTTAAAAAAATACCATATATCTTCTGAGCATTTTTTGAGTTCTCTAACCTCTTCAAGAGTATATTCATGCTCTTGTAATGGTTTTTTAATATAATCATCATATTTTAAACCCACAGATTATACCTCCTAATCGCAATAAAAAAACCTCAATAGCTATTTATAAACTATTGAGGCTCTTTATAAAGATGATAATTATATATTTATATGATAAAATAATTTTGATCTAATGGATTTGCTACGCTATGGGTAACATTAAATCCTATTTTGTCATCCTTTTCCACTTTAAAAATAATATCTTTATTGTCTTGTTTTGTTTCAAGGATAACAGGACGACCCCAAAGATGACAAATATGACGCATTGTTTCAACAGCATATCCTTTATCTAAAGGCGCTCCTGCGAATCTATGAATCATATATAAACTTCCATTATCATTATAATTACCATTAAGTATTTCAATCTTTGGAATACCGCTATGTGCATAACTATTTATAATAATTTGTCTAACTTCTTCTGCGGTATGATCGGTTACAATATAATCATAGTAATTTCCTTGATCTACTACTTGATATATGTATAAATCAAGTTCATGAACTAACTCTGATGTTAAAAAATCTTGCATAAAAAACCAATCAGTATAAGACCTTATAACTTCTCTAATTTTATCAAGACCTTTACCATCTTTAGTATCCCATTCTTCTTTTTGTTTTTTGTTTTTACATTGTTCATATTCAAATCCATGGCGTCCTTTATCCCATCTATCACGAATATTTTCAAAAATTCCACAACCTATATGATAAGGATTAAGACTTACATATCTTTTTGCTTTTACAAGAGAATTAGAATAATTATATTGACCATGTTCATCATTTGTTAATAACCCCTCATTAAAAAGTTTTTCCATTACAAACTGATGCACAAAAGTTGCAAATCCTTCATTTATTGTTTTAGTTTTTATCATTGGCCAATAATACTGTCCTTCACTCCTGAGTGTTTCAAGTATATCAATCTGCCAATCATCAAGTATTTTAGAATTATCAATAATATATCTCAAAATATCCTCTATTGGTTCAACTGGTGATGTTGTTTTAATTTTTTCCCAAAGTCTTCTATTATATTCATCATCTCCAATTGGTTTATTTGATTTTACTAAATCACCATATTTGGAATATTCAATCCTTGCTATTTTTTTCTTCTGTTCAAATACCCTTTTCTTTCGTTCTTCTTCTGTTTCTGTTTCAAAAGGACTAGAATGCCATTGAATGGAATGACCCGCATCAATAGTTCTTTCAACTTTATCAATGCCGTATAGTTTTTCATATTCATTAAAACGAACAGATGCATTAAACATTAAATCCATTATATCATATCTATTATTACTAAACCATTTGTTCATCTTGAATATGGCGGAATGTCCAAAACAATGAGCCATTACTAATACTTGAACAGCAAATGGATTAGTATTCATTAAATACGCTCTTGCTGGATTTGAAAAAATGATTACTTCATATGGTATATTATTATCAAGATTTTCATAAATGGTTCTTTGTTTTTCATAATCCCTTCCAAATTTCCAAGAACTAATATTTGTGGGGATTCTATAAGCCATTATTTCAAGCATTTTTTGATATGGTATTACATCCCATTCAATAGGGACGTATTCTATTTTCAAATCATCTTCTATTATTTGAACTATCCTATCTTCAATTTTTGATAATCTGTTTAAATCACTTTTATTCATTATCAATTTCCCTTCTTTGGTGTAAATAATAAGTGTTTCAATGCTGGATAAACATCATCTTTACTTGTTATTTTACATGCTAAAATATGTTTATCTACATCTTTATAATAATTTTTACCATTTTCTGTTGAAATTTTAAAATTAAAACTTTTACATATTTTATCTAAAAGACTTTGAGAATTTTCATATGTAGGATATGAAGATGGTATTATTTCAAGGTATCCAAGCATGTTAATATCTTTAGAAAGTATCGTGTTTATTGAATCAATGGTTTTATTTGTATCAAAATCCTCACCATCGCTACAATAAATGACATATTGGTTCCACATATCAATGGAATACTTTGTTTCAATAAGATATGACGCTAAATCAAAAGCAGTATGACAATACGTTCCACCCGATTCTCCCTTCTTGAAGAAAGTATCTTCATCAACAACTTTTGCTTCTGTTGTATGAACAATAAATTCAATAGCTACATTATTATATGATTTTTTCAAAAATTGAACAAGCCAGAATAAAAAAGACCTTGCTAAGTATTTTTTATCAGTACTCATAGAACCTGATGTATCCATCATAGCATAAATAACACAGTTAGAATGAGGCTCCATTTCTTCTTCAATCTGCTTAAATCTCAAATCATCATCTTCAATAAATATATCATCTGGATTTACATTTGGATCAACCTTACAATCTTTAACAATTTTTATTGCTTCTTCTAAATCACCAAAAGATTGAACAAGAGACCGATAAGCATCATCCTCGGAACATCCAGTTTCGTTAATTATTTCAGATACATACAAGGCTGTTCTTTTAATAGACTCAATCAATGTTTTTTTCTTATGAATCCTTGGCCTTGTTCCAACTTTAGATATGGAATCAAACTTCCAACCAACAGGAATAAGTTGTTCTGTTTTTATTTTTTCTTCAATATAAGGTAATCCTAAATCTTCAAACATTATTTTGATAAGATAATCAATATCAACTTCAGTTTCAATAATGTCATCACCAAGTTGATTTCCAGCTTTTCCATCTTTACCTTGTTGATCTTTTTGTTTTCTACCAATAACATCACCTGGCTTTGCTGGCCCTTGACCAGCGCCAGCTTTGTTACCATTTGATGAACGATAAACAAAACGATAATCCTTCAATCCTCTAACAGGTATCTTTACTGTTTTACCACTTTTACGACTAATTATTGATTCTTCAGCAATAACATCTTTAACATTTTTGCGTATATGTTCATCAATTTTATTTCTATGGCGTTGTGAATCCCTTATAGAACGACCAGATAAATCCCACTCTTTATGATCTACTATACTCATCTATATTTCCTCATTTTTTATATGTATAATATCATATTTATCTATTTCTGTAAATAAAAAATGCCCCTAAAGGGGCATTTTTTATTTTTAACATTCATTCGTAATGTTCATTAAGATTCTTTTCGCAACACTTCACTAATAAATTGGAGAAGTGTATTAGCACAGTGTTCACAATATCCTTTGGTAATAAGTCTATCAAAAACATCCTGTCTTCGTTTCTTTGTTTTTTCATCTGTAGCTGCTTTATTAGCCAATGTAAGATTAACAAGGTCTTTCAATGATTTAATTAAAAACTTTTCAATAGCATCTTTCAAAGGAGCATAGTCTTTAAATGTAAAAGGCAATCCCCTTTCCAACAAAGAAGCCTTATGAACAAAAAGACCCTGCCTAAACTCCATTTTACTATTAACAGGAACACCAATAAGCTCTTCAATCTGCCTCATAAGTTTTTCATCAGGATCACTTGATTCACCAGTCAACATATCCTGAACCTTTTCTTTACGACAAAAAGCGGAAGCGTTAATCATATAATTATCAAATAATGATTGTGCTTGTTCTTCATAAGCAGAAATAAATGCCATATTTACTTCTTTACGAGCAATATCTTTAAACTCAGCACTTACAGACTCTTTTTCACCTAACAACATTGCCAAATATCTTTCTTTATCTTTATCTTCAATACCCATCTGATGATCAAAATTTGTTCTCAAAGAACGAATAAGATCAATAGGATTAATACACTGTTTATCTTCTTTCATACCCAATGCTACATTAAGAGCATTGATAATAAATCGTGGACTGATTCCTGTAAGTCCTTCCCCCTTTGCTCTTCCTTCTTCACGAAGGGCTCTAACATCAACCTCCTGTTTCCTCATTTCTTCTGTAATTTCACCATTATAAATCTTCATCTTTTCAACCAAGCTGGAAACTTTAGTTGAAGGTGTTAAACGACTAAGAATGGCAAATTGCGCAGCCAGCTTAAGAGTATAAGGAGCGATATGAATATTACGAAAATCGGATTCTTTAATAAGTTTTTCATAGATTTTTACTTCATCATCTACTCTCAAATTCCATGGAACATAGATAGGATAGATACGATCATGTAGAGCTTCATTTTTCTTTTCACTTTTAAAAGAATCAAATTCCACTTGATTTGTATGCCCAAGAATAAGTGTATCAATATACATCTGAGGGAATCCAGGTGATTTAATTAATTGTTCTTGAGCAGCAGGAATAAGAATATAATGAAACTTTACATCTGCCTTCAAAATTTCAATATATTCAATAAGACCACGGTTGGCAACCTGAAGTTCACCATTAAATTCATAAGCACGAGGATCAGTTTCACCATACCGTGTCATTTTAGACATATTGACACGACCGATAAGCTCAGTAACATCTTGACTTTTTACATCAGAAGGAGCAAATGTTCCAATACCTTTTCGCCTCTGTTCAGAGAAAAATGTTTTAACAACAGAAACATCTTCCCATTTAACGTGTCCATTTTCAGTATATTCATTATCCACCATCATCTGGCAAACTGGACATAGATGACCTTCAATTTTTACACCGAGCTGGTTTTCCCAATAAGGACGATCATTTAAAGGAATAAGATGAAGTGGATCTTCATTGATTGGACATCCTTTAATAGAATATATAGGTGTATCATCATTTTCCAATCCCCTTTTAATAAGGGAAGCAATAGTTGATTTACCTGAAGATACAGGACCAACCATAATAAGAATTCGTTTTCCCGTTTCTGTTCTACGAGCTGATGCTTTTAAGAAACGCATGAGATCATGGATTGGTTCGAGAATTCCATAAATCTTATTATCAAAAAATTTATATCGAACCATATCATCGTAAGAACGTGTTTTCAATTCGTCCGGTATATCCTCTACACCATATTTCATAATCATATTATAAATACGACCCGGTGCAAATTGTGCAATTTCTGGTGATTCTTTTACCAGATACAAATAATCTAATGTTGTTCCTTCCCATTCAGAATTATTTAATTTTGATCTTTGATCTAAAATAATTTGTTTAAAATCAGGGGTTCCGTTCATCATATTCTCCTTCTCCTTTAACATTTTCAATTAATTTATTTTCACCTTTAAGGAGTTTCAATAAATCTTCTCTATTAGTAACTAATATATTTTGATTTCCTATTTTATTAATATTGGTTATTTTTCTTTCTTGTAATTGTATTTGTTTTTCTTTTAATTTTATCATTTCTAGCTTGGTTTGTAAATCAGCAAATTGATTACTGATATTTCCCATTACAGAAGCTATATTTGTTATTGATTCTACTACTTTTGCCGCTACTTCAGCCATACGAGCACTAAAGTTTCCATTTTCCATTTCATTTATAATGCGATCCAAAATCAAATTAGCTTTTACAACATTTTCTTGTAAAACCCTATCTGGTGTTATTTGTTCTTCGGGAATATTATATTCTACTTCAATGGGTTCTTGTATAACACCAAATTCTTCCTGTAGCCTTTGTAAATCAATTTCTGACATATATTCCCTTCTCTACGACTTATTTATAAAACATATTATCATAATAACCTTAAAATGTAAAATAATATTTTTAATAATTTACATTTTTCAAAAATGCGTTATAATAGATTTATCTGAGGGGGCGGGGAAATATATTGCATTTGTTATACTTTTAAAAAATTCTAAAATACATTTGACAATCTATAAAGAAAAATATTATAGTTAACACTATGAAAAAAGACAGTATAATTAGTTATCAGCTTTCTTAGATAATTCTTGATTGACAATTTACCATTATGTAAACTAAAAATTTACATAATATGATTATTATTTACATAATAAGGCACTGCACCAGACAGTAATTCCGATGCGATCTATAACCGCCAGTGAGATTGATCGTTATTTGGAATGTATATCTAACCATTTTTGTTTGTCTAATTTATAAACAATAGTTCCTGAATTTGCAACTGAATATACTTTGCCTTCTGACATTAAATTCATTATTTGTTTATGAATCATTGGTTTTCTTTGAAAGGTTTTACCTGTATCTGTATAAACATTTATAAATCCATTTCCTTTCCATGATACAAAATCAAAACCAAGTGTTTCCATACTTTGAGCAGAATTATGGTCTGCATCTACATAAAATAACAACGATTTAACTTCAACATCATTCTTACCTATTTTAACTATTGGATAATTTTCTAAAAAATATTTAATACATTTGCTAGCCCCTCCTATTACTTGTGTATTAAGAAGTGTTGCAACTCTTATAATTTCCAACTGTCCTGGTTTATTATGATTATAAAACGCACTTCCAAATGTATAAACATAAACCAAAGTTCCTTTTTTAAATGGTTCTTTATCTTTCTTTAAATAAAGACCTATATTTTTATTGGCTGGCCTATAACCATAGAAACAATTAAGTTCAAGAAAAGGTCGTAGTTCTTTATTTGAAACTATTCCTATTTCACATTCTCTTGCATATATTCTATTTTGTATTTTTCCAACAGCTGTTTTTATATATGATTTTAATACTTCCCATTTTCTCGGATAATTTTTTATTATATTACCATTAGATTCTTTTATATCATAACATTCATTTATTTCAAAATCTTTTATCCATATCGTTCTTATTCCATTATCAGCATTTTCATGTGAAATATCAATAAAATAACTGTGTTTAATGCCTTTTATACCAAATCTCTTACTATAATCCATTTTATATACATATGAATTAACATATCTTATCTCTATAATCTTATCATTAAGACCTTTTACTGTAAAAATACATTGTGTATCTTCACCATCTGGTTTATTTACAGTAAATGGAATATTATTTTCATTCAAAAAATTAGTAATCTTTTCAATATTTTCGCGATCTTTTGACATTTTTTAACCTCTTAACATTTCATTTTTTATATAATTTAAACAATTTTCTTTATTTGTTATCCATTTTTGCTCATCAATTATCAATAATCTTATTTCATTATTATCACAATATTCCCTTTTTATTTTATCACGATTCATAACATCTCTTATTGAATGCCAATAAACACCATTAAATTCTATTGCTATCTTTTTTTCAGGCATCCATATGTCCAATTCTAACATTTTATTAGTATATGGATTTTTAATAAGTGTTCGATCACCATTTATTATAGTTCCATTATAAAAGTTTTTAATATAATTTATTATTTCTTCTTCAGCTTTAGATTTATTAATTTTATTATTACAATAACACCTTTGACCTGATTTGAACCAGTTCCATTTTGTTTTCCATTCATGACCATTGGGGCATTTAAGTGTAATATAAGATAAAGCATTTTTATATGGTGTTAATAAAACATAACCTTCTTTTTGTATATATTCTTTCACATACTCGTTTGTAAATTTTACTCCACCATTACAATAAGAACATCTCTGCCCCTGTTGAAAATTATTATAACGCATAAAAATTAAATGTCCTTTTGGGCACTTCATCTTTAATTTAGTAATAGCATTTATATATTCTGATAATAATTCATATCCTTCATTTTCAAGTATTTTTCTAACATTTTCAGTTGTATTTTTAGCATTACCATTACAATAAGGACATCTAACACCATTTTTAAATCTCTTAAAAGAAACCTCCCATTCATGTTTATTTTGGCAAATAACTTTTAATTTTTTATTTGTGTTTTCATATTCATTTGATACTACTATATATCCATATTCATTAAAATATTTAAATACATTACTTTTTTCATATTTTACATTATTAGCACAATATTTACAACGATGTCCTTGTTGAAAATCATTCCATCTCATTTCGGTTACATGACCATTTGGGCATCTAATAGGTAAAGGAGCTTTGGCATTTTTATAATCACGAGATAAAAGTTTATATCCTTCGTTTCTTAATGACTTCTCGAATATCTCAATCATAATATACAATACCACCATCATATTTATAACATTATAAATAAACATTGTAAACATTAATGAATAATAGTTTACAATAACTGTTCATGACAGTATATTTCTAAAAAAACAGGTGGTGTTATGGCTTATAAAAAGGAATATATTTATGATTATATAAAAAAAGAAAGATATGTTCACTTATCCGAATTTAAAAATGTTATTACTAAAATGAAAATGATGTGTCCAGAAGGCCATAAATTTGAAATGACATTCTGGAACTTTAAACATAATCATAGGTGCCCAATATGTGCTAAAATTAAAAGAGCAAAATCGAATGAAAAATATACTGAAGAATATGTAAAACAGACGTTAGAGAAAGAAGAATATTCATTATTATCACCTTATGAAAAATCATATAGTAAGAATATTATAGTATCATGCCCAGATGAAAAACATCCACCATTCAAAACAACTTTTACAAGATTTCTTATCGGTTCAAGATGTAAAATGTGCTATCATCAAAACAAAGCTGGTAAATATTGTTTAAAAACATGGAAAGAATTAGAAGAAATAATAAATGTTGAAGGTTACAAGCTCTTACCATCAGAATATAAAAATCAACATACCCCTTTAAATATTCAATGCCCAAAAGGACATATATTCAAAATGAGATATGGAAATTTTCGAGAAAAACAAAGATGCCCTATCTGCAATTCAATAGAACAAAAATCATCACAAGAACGAGAAGTATTAGAATATGTTAAATCAATATATAATGGTGCTATAATAGAAAATGATAGAACCACAATCTTTAATAAAACTAATAAAAGAAAATATGGTTTAGAATTAGATATATGGATACCCGAAAAAAGAGTAGCAATAGAATTTAATGGTGTTTATTGGCATTCAATTCCATCAAAGCAAAGAACTGATTTAATCAAGATTTCAGAATGTAATAAAAATAGTATTACTCTTTTAATAGTTACAGATTTAGAATGGAAAAATAATAATGAAGATGTAAAAGAGAAAATAAAAAAATTATTGGTGTATCAATAATAAAAAAAGGAGTGGTAATGATTACCACTCCTTTTGTTTTTAATCAGTATTATTACCAATACATTAGTTTGGCAGATTAAATACTGTGATCTTTTGATAATAATTCTTTGAACCAAAGATATGCTGATGAATAGCGTATCTGCTCATCAAACCAACAGTTGGATGGAAAGACTGTTCAAAGACTGTCTTAGAAACCATTAGCTGAACATATGGTAGATATATGATACCTGCATCATATTCAGATGGTCCCTTGTATCCAACGGTACAATAATCAGAAGCAGCGAAGGTATCGCGATAAACTGTGATACGTCCATCAAGAGAACCAAGCTTTGCTACACCAGACACCAGGGTATTTGTTTCACCATCTGTTGGCCAGAGAACGAATGAAGAAAGACCTTCAAGAGCTGCGCATGTCATAGGTGATGCGATAACAAAGTTACCTGCCCCTCTACGAGTATTGACAGCAATTGCATTAGCTTTTCTTACAATCATTGAATATAGAGTTCTATACTTTTCAGCCTGCCAACGACCATCAGCATCATTGATATTGGAATAGTCCCAACCAGCTGATACAGCTACTGTATTGATGGTTGATACAAGTTCACGATCAATTTCAGCTGTGATTTCGTATGCCAGAATGTCCATCATTTCTTCTTCAAGATCAAGACCGTGCATTGCCTTCAAGTCTTGAGCAACTTCAAGAGACCAACGGCTTCTAAGCTTACGGGTTTTAGCTTCAACCTGTGCTTTTTCAACTGTCATATTCACTTCATTGATAGCAGTTCCAGAACCCACACCAAGACCGACATCACCCGATGTAGCAGAACCGAGAATTTCACCAGCCGATGTTACCACACCAGTACCAGTAAACCCTGAACCAGTTCCAGAATAACCAGCATCCATGTTATTGTATCCAAGTTCATCGCTGTAAGTGTTCAATCCACCATAATCTGCCATTGAACCAGCAGTATAGGTGTTACCAGCACGGAAACGTAGTGCAAATGCAAGACCAACAGGACCAGTCATAGGCTGTACACCAACAATATCATGGGCAATAAGTTCGGGGAATGTCCTGCGAACCATTGGAACAGCGATCTGATGAAAGTCACCACTTGTTGCATAACCAGCAGCATTTCCACGACCAATTTCAGAGTAGTTTCCTGTTTCAAGAAGGTACTTTGATTCATTCTCAAGCATCAATGCTGTTGCTTTCTGAATTTTAGCATTCTTGATTTTTTTGCCTTCATCAAGAATATCTTTCCATTTTGTTACGAGAGATTTCAAATCCATTTTTATTTTATTCCTCCTAAATTAAAATCTATTTTCTTTTAAAATTTTAAGCCATCTTTTCTTCATTTCATTGTAAGGGCCGTCTGTGCCCTCTTCGACCATTTTATCTTCAGGATCAGAAAGATTTGCCGGTACTTCCATTGACCCCTGTCCTGCTTCTTCAGCAGGGATTGGATCTTCTTTAACATCTTCCATCATTGAACCACAATGTTCACATGGGGTTGCTGAACATTCCATTTTTGAAGATGTGATAGCACCACACTGTGGACATACACATGCATTGCTTGCCGCTTCTGCTTCTGGAACTTCAACACCTGGCTCTATTTCTTCAGACATTTTAAGAGCATATTCAAACTTACGATCAATCTCTTTTGAATCTGTAATATCACCTAACAAATTAATAATGTAATCTCGTTTTGACTCTGAAAGACCATCACATTTCTTACGGAGATAAATATGGGCTGCCATCTGCCTTGCATCTTCTTCAACCTGTAATTTCTCTCCTGTAAGTTTGTTTACTTTATTTTTCAGATTAACGATTTCTTCTTTTGCTTCTTTTAAAATATTTTTTACTTCTTCATCCAGAACACCTTCATCAATAGCTAGTTTGATTTTAAATTGTTCAATGAGATCATGATACATTTCACGAATTTTAGCATAACGAATCACTTTTTCTGGAATATGAAGTTCTTCTTCAAGTACGGAATCAACGAAATTAGAGAACTT